CGAGCGCCCAGATACAAAACACGCACGGGGCTCGCGCGTGACCCCCCTACCCAAAAAGTGAGGTGATATATGTGGCTAGTAAGAAGATTTTATCCCGGGATGACCGGATTAAAAAAGAGATAAACAGACTCAAGCGGATCTATAAAAACATAGACAAAGATAATAAGGCGATCATCGACGGACTCATTCAGCGGGCCGCATATATGAGGGTCACTCTTGAGGATTGGGAGCGAGACATCATGGAGAATGGTATTACCGAGATGTTTACCCAGTCTGATAAGACAGATCCGTATGAAAGAGAGAGGCCGGTTGCCCGGCTTTACAATACCATGAACAAAAACTATCAGAGCATCATCAAACAACTTAGTGACCTGGTACCGAAACCTGAGCCTAAGCAGGAGGACGATGGGTTTGAAGACTTCCTGAACAGCAGATGAGCACAGCCAGGCGTATCGAGTATGAACTGACCTATAACCCGATCTTAGAATACTGGCAGTGGATAAACCTTAACCGGCGTAATCGCCGCAGCGTATCCACTAAGATTTATAAGGTCTATAAAGAGCTGGTCCGGATCATCAGCGACCCTAAGAGCGAGTGGGAATACGACCCGGCTAAAGCTAACCACGCCATTGAGTTTATCGAGAATTATTGCCGGCACTCCAAGGGAGCATTGGGCGGCAAGCCCTTTATTTTGGAGCTGTGGCAGAAAGCCTTAGTCGCGGCTACCTTTGGTATAGTCCACAAAATTGATGGCACCAGGAAATACCAAGAGGTCCTGTTGGTAGTGGCCAGGAAGAATGGCAAGTCAACCCTGGCAGCTGCTATCGGTTTATATCTACAGATCGCCGACGGAGAGCCTGGTGCCGAAATATATGCCTGTGCAACGAAAAAAGACCAGGCAAAGATCATATGGCTTGAAGCAAAAAGAATGGTTAGGAAATCGCCTGTACTGCGCAAGCGGATGAAGACCCTTGTGGCAGAAATAAACAGCGACGTCAATGATTCTTTTTTTAGGCCCTTGGGGCGTGATAGCGACAGCTTAGACGGACTTAACGTACACGGGGCACTACTCGACGAGATACACGCCTGGCAGGATCAGAACCTCTATGACGTTATAGTTGACGGCACGTCCTCCCGTGAGGAGCCTTTAGTCTTTATTACCACCACAGCCGGCACCGTCCGTGAGCGAGTATTTGATCTCAAGTACGACGAGGCCGAGCGGGTTATTAATGGTTATGACGACCCAAACGGTTATAAGAACGAGCGGCTACTGCCGATTATTTACGAGCTCGATAAGCGTAGGGACTGGATTAACCCCGAATGCTGGTACCAAGCGAATCCAGGCCTGGGTACTATTAAGCGTATGGATCAGCTCAAGAACAAGGTAGAAAAAGCAAAAGCTAATCCTTTACTGGTTAAAAATTTACTCTGTAAAGACTTTAACGTCAGGGAAACCAGTTCAGAAGCCTGGCTGACGTTCGAACAGTTGAACAATACGGTTACTTATGACATCAAGGTTCTTAAGCCGAGGTATGGCATTGGCGGGTCCGACTTGTCCAGCACAACCGACTTGACTTGCGGCACAGTGATATTCATGGTGCCTGGAGACAATACGATCTATGTAAAACAGATGTACTGGATACCTGAGGATCTCCTGGAGCAGAGAGTTAAAGAAGATAAGATCCCCTACGATATATGGTGTGACATGGGGTTGCTGCGGACAGTACCCGGGAACAAAGTGCATTACAAACATGTTACTGAATGGTTCCTGGAAGTGCAGAGCGAAACCGGCTGCGACATTTATATTCCCTGGCATGGCTATGATAGTTGGAGTGCTGAATATTACGTCGAGGAAATGCGCAACTACTTCGGGAAGGACGGCATGGAGCCAGTTATTCAGGGCAAGAAAACGCTTAGCGGCCCGATGAAAGCTTTGGGAGCTGACTTGGAGGCGAAGCGGATCAATTACAACAATAATCCGATTCTCAAGTGGTGCCTTAGTAACACCGCCATAGAGACTGACAAAAACCTTAATATCCAGCCGTGTAAAACCGGTAACCAGCGCAGGCGCATTGACGGCTTGGCTAGCTTGCTTAATGCCTATGTGGTGCTGGAACGGCATTTTGAGGATTACAATAATTTGATTTAAGGGGAGGGGAGGTGAGGTGAGATTGGAGCTTCGGAGTCTATTTAAGATCATGTTCGGGCGCAAGCCCCGAGCTGATACAACTTACAACCAGTTTAAGATGCTTAGTGGATATATGCCGGTTTTCACCACCTGGGGCAATGATCCCTATTCAGCTGATGTTGTTCGAAGTGCGGTCGATGCCATCGCCCGTAATGCTGCGAAGCTAAAACCCAAACACATAAAGCGGGTAGGTAAGGACATTCAGTCCATAGGCGGCCAGATCGAGCGGGTGCTACAGGTGCGACCAAACCAGAATATGAGCACATATGACTTCTTGTATAAGATAATTACGGTGTTGATGCTTGAAAACAATGCTTATGCCTATCCTGTGTGGGAGGGTATTAATCTCAAAGCGATTTGGCCCATCGTAGCCCATCAGGTGGAATTTATTGAGGATAACATCGGGCAGATAGGCATCCGATTTACCTTCGCAAACGGAGACTCACAAATACTATTCTATGACGAAGTTATCCATCTTCGCAGGCACTTCTACAAGAATGATCTTGTGGGCGAGAACAACAAAGCTATAAATAACACCTTAGAAGCAATTCACACGACCAACGAGGGGTTGGGGCAAGCGGTAAAGACATCAGCTAGCTTGAGAGGCATTTTGAAATATACGGGGGTCCTACGGGAAAGCGATATCAAAGCGAACCGAGACCGGTTTGTTGAAGAGTATCTGTCCGTACAAAATCACGGCGGAGTAGCGGCTTTGGATAGCAAGACAGACTACACTGAATTAAAGTCCCAGCCGCTTATGGTTGATGCGGACCAGATGAAGGAACTCCGGGATAGTGTTTACCGGTACTATGGTGTGAATGAAAATATTATCATGGGCAAATACAGTGAGCAGGACTGGGATGCATTTTATGAAAGCACCTTGGAGCCCTTGGCGGTGCAGATGAGTCTGGAGTTTACTCACAAACTTTTCACCAACAAAGAACTAGCTGCAGGACATGAGATTATGTTTGAGGCTAACCGGTTGCAGTACGTTTCGACTAAGACCAAGGTGCTGATGCTCAAAGATTTGGCCCCTCTGGGCCTATTTACAATCAATGAGGGTAGGGAGATTTTTAATCTGGCCCCAGTCGAAGGTGGCGACAAACGCATCCAGACGCTGAACGTTGTCGATGCGGACAAGGCCGGTAAGTATCAACTTGGAGAGGAGGATGATCCGATTGACCCAGATGCCGAAGCGGGAGGGGAAGGAGCTTAGATTCGCAGACCTGACCCCGATAGTAAGTGAAGAAAATCAGATGATAGTCGAGGGCCGCGCGGTAGTATTCAATCAACCGACGGTCCTTTTTAAGTTAGGCGGCAATGAGTACAAAGAGGTAATCGAGGCCACTGCGTTGGATGAAGCTGATATGCGTGATGTGGTATTCAGGTACAATCACAACGATAACCTGTTTGTCATGGCGCGCACCCGGGGTGGCAGCCTTCAGCTGACAAAAGATGCTGATGGCTTATTGGTTAGGGCCAAACTGTTCGACATCCAGCAAGCCCGAGACCTTTATACCCTGATAAAAGCTGGAGCAGTGGACAAGATGTCTTTTGCTTTCACGATCCGGGAGGAGAGTTTCGACAAAGAGACACTAACCTGGCATGTTCGCAAGATTGACCGAGTATTTGACGTGGCAGCCGTAGACCAACCAGCTTACGACTCCACTTCAATAAGCGCCCGAAAAGTCATTGACCTGGAGAGGGAGAGGATGGAAGCCCTGGAGAGGGCGGCTGACCTGGAGAGGCAGCGTGAGCGCAGAAGAACTCTGTTGTTAAAGACACTAACTTATTAAGGAGGAATGAAAAACATGACCAGAATGGCAGAAATAGAAGCCCGTATGCTGGAAATCCGTACCCTGTTAGATGGTGATGCGGAAGTAGATCTGGATGCACTGGAAGCCGAACTGCGCGCATTGGTGGACGAAAAGGCCGCCATCGAGAAGCGTAAACAAATGTTTGCGTCCATCAGCATTCAGGCCCGGAAAAATGACGAGACCCCTGATCCCGAGCAGCAGGAACAGTTCCGCGATTTTGGAGAATTTCTCCAGACCGTGAAATACAATCCGCACGACCAGGCTTTAAGGGCCAAGGAAATGAGCGATAAGACTCAAAAGCGCTTCCTCAACATGGGCATTGGTGTGAGTGGTGGATTTATCGTGCCTGAGCAGTTCAGCAACCAGATTAAGATGGTTGACGACCAGGCTGCAATATTCAGACCCCGCGCACAAGTTATTCCTGCAGGCGACCCTCCCGATGCAGCGATTACTATTCCTGCGTTAGACCAGGGGGGAGCCAGTGGCGTTTATGCCGGTGTCCAGGTAACCTGGATAGCAGAAGGCGCACTCAAGCCCGAAACTGAACCGGCGTTCCGCGAAATTCGCCTTGAGCCAAACGAGGTAGCCGCCCATGTGGTTGTCACTGATAAACTGCTCCGTAATAGTGCTGCTGCTGGCGCTCTGGTATCCAGCTTGCTTCGCAAGGCGATCATAGCCGCTGAGGAAGATGCTTTCCTCACCGGAAATGGCGCAGGCCAGCCCCTGGGTATCATCGGACACCCTGCCGCTATACAGGTAGCCCGTGCGGGTGCTGGAGCCATTGCTTATACTGATGTAGTCAATATGTTTGCCCGGGCTAAATTCGGCGGTAAGTTGGCATGGATTGGCTCTCAGACTTGCCTGCCGCAGTTAATGACGATGGTAGATGCCGGCAACAATCTAGTATGGCAGCCTAATGCAAGAGAAGGAGCACCCGGCACCTTGCTAGGCATCCCATTCCTGCTCAATGACCAGAGCCCGATTCTCGGAGCAGAGGGCGACCTAATACTGGTTGACTTGAACTACTATCTCATTAAAGACGGTAGCGGTATTTCAATCAGCATGAGTGAGCATCCGCTGTTTACCCAGAACAGAACTATTATTAAGGCGTTCTGGAATGTAGACGGTCAGCCCTGGCTGAGCACTCCGCTGTTAGCCCGTGACGGTGTATCCACTGTGAGCCCGTTCGTGGTCTTGGATTAGTAGGAAGGGAGGAATAGAATACAATGGCTAAACTTTTAAGCGAAATAAACAAAGTTGATATAGCAATCGTCCCCGCGTCCATTAATGGCCCGTCTACCGGAACCTATTACAATATGGGTCTGCGTAATAAGGCCCTGTTTGTTTGGGAAGTTGGCGCGATGGCCGCAGCCGTGACCTCTATCGGTCAGGTTATGCAGGCTAAAGATGCTACTGGTACTGATGCCGAAGTAGTCACCAATAACGCTGCTACCATTACGGCCAACACCAAAGTGGCCGCTGCTACTCTGACTGTTGATACCGTAGTAGCAACTAACAAAGTCACCATTAATGGTCTGACCTTTGAGGCTGCTGCTGCTGCAGACTTAGCTAACCGTAAATTTGCGGTAGGTGCGGATGACGCTGGTTGTGCAACAAGCCTGGCAGCCGCTATTAACCATGCGACCGCAGGCGTGCCCGGTGTTACCGCTTCCGCTGCGCAAGCGATAGTCACCCTAACCAGTACTGAGCCAGGAGAGGTTACTATTACGATTACCGATGCAACCGCAACAAGAATCGTCCCGGCAACCCTGCGGGCAATTGGGTATATAGAATGTGATACTGCGTACCTAAAAGATGGATTCAATTATGTTGCTCTGCGCATTACAAACTCTGCAGCAGCCCTGACCGGCGCTATCATGGTGCGCGGAGAAAATCGTTATTCTCCACTTGCAAACCAAGTAGCCGCCGCTAAAGTTGACGTAGAACCTTAATTTGAGGGGCCTTGCGCCCCTCTTTTATTCCCTTAAAGGAGGGGTAAAAAGTGCAATACATTGTTTTAAAACCCTTTCAGGATGTGACTGGCTTTAAACAGGCCGGCGACCCGGTTGAACTCGACGACTGGCGCGCCGCCAAGTTGCGGCGTATGGGCCTAATCGGTGGCCGGTATGAACAGCCGATACAGACAGCCGTGGTAGTGGAACCGGAAATCCGCGAGGCCGTGATCAAGCCTGTTAAAAAATCGACAAAGACTAAAAAGTAGGGGGTGGCATAATTGGCTATCCTGGCTGATGTCAAGGACGCTCTAAGAGTAAGCGGCACCGATTTAGACGTAGAGGTCGCCGACCTGATCGATGCGGCTAAAGCTGACCTGCAGCTGTCGGGAGTACATGCAGACAAAATCGTTGACACTGACCCACTCATTAAGCGGGCTATTGTTGTGTATTGTAAGGCCCACTTTGGTTATGACGACCCGAAGATGTCAGAGCGGTTTCAAGAGTCCTATAACAGCCTCAAGCATCATCTGACCTTGTCAACTGAATACACCGAGGCGGTGAGCACATGAGGGACTACCGACACAAGATAGACTTCCTTCAACGCTCTACTGGCCAGGATGACTATGGCGAACCGGTCGATACCTGGGAAGTTTATAAGAGCGACATCTGGGCGGCTAAAGACCCTCTGCTCGGGAACGAATACTTCACCGCGAACACCACAGATAGCAAGGTTGAGGTCAAATTCAATATGCGGTATATTGACGGCATCACTAATGACATGCGGATCCAGCATGGGCAGGAAGTCTACGAGATCCTATCAGCGATCAATGTAAAATCGCTCAACCGGGAGTTGCTTTGTTACTGTAAGTTGGTGAAATAATATGGCTGTAAAATTTAAACTGGAAGGTATGCCTAAATTACAAAAGGATCTAGAAACGCTGGGCAAAGTACCGCAAAAACACGTCACGGCCTCATCCCGAAAGGGGATGAACATCGCCTATAAGCAAGCTAAGGCTGACGCCCCTTATGACACAGGTGCACTAAAAAAGGGGATCTTAATGAAGGGTGAACGGTCCAAAATTAAGGGCAAGAAGGTTTACCGGATAGTATTTGATCGGGCTATGAATCATGTGTTCCAAAAGCCGAATAAAGAGGGCAAAATTACAGGCTACTACCCGATCAGCCAGGAATATGGCTTTTTTGCCCGGGACGGCAAGTACATTCCAGGCTTTAGATTTATTACAAACAGTTTGAACGACAATGCTCGGGGCATTGAAAAAACCATAGTGTCCGAAATGCAAAAGAAAGTTGACGCAGAGATAGAGAAAGCGGGGTTAAGGTGATGGAAACAGCGCTAAGGTATGAAATAAACACAAAAATCACGGAACTAAAAGACTCCATCTACCCCACTAATGCACCGGAGACCTATACAAAGCCGTATCTAGTCTATACCAGGATCACTACCCGCAAGACCAAGACATTGGAAGGGTACACAGATAAGCAGGCCTTGAGCTATTTATTTAGCATTATGGCTACCAAATATAGCGATATGGTCAGACTGAGGGGCCAGGTAGAAGAGGCACTATTGTCCATCCCTAAAACAGAGATAGGCGATAAAACTAAATACTACATTGAGGATTTGGACATCAACAACATAGACGAACAGTACGAGCATGAGCTCAAAGTTAATAGGGGGATTATTGACTTCACAATTTATTTTTAGGAGGTAAATAAGTATGGCGAAAAGAGCGTTAGGAACGACTCTAGCGATTGGATCAACCACGGTGGGCGGTCTGACCTCCATCAGTGGGGTGGAGCTGTCAGCCGATACGATTGATGTAACCACTCTTGATAGTGCCGGTGGCTACAGAGAATTCATCAATGGCTTTGTTGATGGTGGTGAAGTATCGGCAGAAGGTTATTTGAGCGATTTAGGAACTGCAGAGGCAACATTAGTTACAATGGTAGGTGCAGACGAAGAGGAATGTGTCATAACATTCTCCAACGGCGCAACCTGGACTTTTGATGGCGTAGTAACTGGATTCAGTACAAGTGCTGACTTGGAGGATCCGTTGTCATTTAGCATTACTGTTAAGGTATCCGGGCAACCAGTCTTTGCAGCAGGGACAGGATTATAGGCAGGGGCAACCCTGCCTTATTTTTTAGATATTAGTGAGGTGAAATAATGAGTTATTACCCCATACAGCTTGACAAGGTCCGCAACTTCAAATATGGCATGAGGGCTCTTAGTCTAGTGGAGAAGAAATTCAAAAAGCCGATTAATAAAGTGGATATGGACAACATGACCATGGAAGACACGGCCACGCTAATTTGGGCCGGATTAGTCCATGAGGATAAAAATCTGACTCCGGACAAGGTAATGGACTTAATTGACGAGCATTCCAGCCTGCCGGAAGTGATGCGGCAGCTAACTGAAGCGATGAATGAATCTTTTGGTGCCGGCGCAGTCGAGGAAGAAGGAGCAGGAAAAAACGAGTAGGGGGCAGCGAGCCCGAGGATTTTAGTATAACTAAGGCTATGGAGCTCGCTGCCTTTATTGGTATTCCTTTCAGCGAATTCTGGGACATGACACCCTTTGAGCTGAATTTGGCGGCGAAAGGGTTTAACCGGCGAATTGAAATGGATCAGAAACAAAACATTTACCAGGCGTACCTGATCAGCCGTTGGGTTTGGGCAAAACGGATCAACATTGAAAAAATATTAGAGCCAAAGAAAGAAAAAAAGCAAATGACGGACGATGAAATGCTTCGGCAGGTACGGATTTTGAATAAATTGTTCGGTGGAACAGAAAAGGGGTGAGTAAATGAGTGCCAAAAACCTCATAATACGCGGCGGGGCAGACTTTAGCGGCGTAAAAAAAGAACTTGATAAAACACAAAAAAATCTCACCTCTTTCCAAAAGGGCCTCGGCAAGACTATGGTGGGGATTGGTGCCCTCTTTGGCGGCATAGCTATAGCAGTCGGTGCGACCATAAAATCGGCAATACAACCTGCCAGCGAACTGGAAAGCGCCATGCTTGGCCTGCAGAGCATCCTGGAGGCCCAGGGGCGCAGCTTTACCAAGGCCAACCGGTTTATCCAGGAATACATCAGTGATGGTTTGGTACCTCTCACCGACGCGGTGACTGCTTACAAGAATCTTACCGCCAGGGGATATAACGACGAGCAGATTCAACAGGTCATGAGCCAGCTGAAAGATGCCGCTTCATTCGGCCGGCAGTCTTCGTACACTCTGGGAGAAGCCGTCAGGTCAGCTACAGAAGGCTTGAAAAATGAAAACAGTGTTCTGGTAGACAATGCCGGCGTAACAAAGAACGTGGCAAAGATGTGGGATGAATATGCCCGCAGTATTGGTAAAAGCAGAAATGAGCTCACGCAACAGGAAAAGATACAAGCTGAAGTAAGCGGCATTTTGAAAGAAACTCAGTTCCAGGTGGGCGATGCAGCCAAATACACCAAAACCTATGCAGGGCGCCTGGCAATGCTAAGCAAGACCCTGCAAGATATCAAGGTAACTATCGGAAACGCCTTAAAACCCGGTGCTGGAGCAGGGCTGGAAGGCTTAATAGAACAATTGAGTGCCATAAAAAGTTGGGCCGAAGAAAACCAAGCCGCCCTACAGCGTTGGGGGCAATCAATCGCCGGAGTAGTCAGGACGGCTATTAAGGGAGTTAGCCTGATGACTGGTGCGATAACACAAAACTGGCAAGCGATCAAGTTCGCCGGCACCACACTATTAACTTATGTCGCTGTCACAAAAGGGGCCGCGGCCGCAACCGCGACATGGCGCATAGCTACCCTTGCCCTCAAAGGCGAGTTAATGACGAAAGTACCAGTGCTAACTGCAGTCAGTACGGCTATCGGGACATATCGTTTACAGATGGCCCTGGCGCCGGCAGCTACCAATATTTTCACTGCAGCCTTATTAAGGTTGAGGGTTGCTCTGTATGCGGTGCATACTGCCCTAGGCCCAATCGGTTGGGCAGTACTGGCCCTATCAGCTGCAGCCAGCGGGGGCATGGCGATGTGGAACAAATATAACCAGTCCCTACAGAAAACCACTTCCCTTGGATTTGGCGATTTTCGTAAGGTCCAGGATGGTGTAGCCAATAGCACAGGGGCGGCGGCAGATGCTGCGGAGGATCAGGCAGACGCTATCGAAAAAGCAGGGAAGGCTGCTAAGAAGAGCTTAGCCGGGTTTGACGAGATCCACCAGCTACAGAAGGACATGGCAGGAGGAAGCGGGGCCGGCGAGGACGTACTTGATGAATTTGATCTCGGAGGAATTGGTGGCGGTATCCCTGGCTTAGATATGGGTGAAATGCTTAATGATATCGAGCAGATGAAACCCACGATCAGCGGTTTCTGGGAGTGGATCAAGCAGGGAGCCGGAAGTATATGGGACGATTGGTCGAACTACGTCAAGAGTTGGGGATGGGTGCAGACGTTATCCGACTGGATCGTTGATACTTTCTTTGACGCCGAGGAAGGCGTCTGGAGCCTCAAGCGTACCTGGCAAAAATGGACTGATTACGTCCAGAGTTGGGGATGGGTGCAGGGGCTGACAGACTGGATTGTTGGCGTATTGGAAAAATGGGGCGATTTCAAAGCAAGCGCGGGGGAAACTTGGGAGAACATCAAGAGCGCTATTAAAACGAAATGGAATGATCTCAGTACTGGAGCAAAAAGCACCTGGGGCAACATCAAGGACACGGTGCAGACCAGTTGGAATAACCTTAAAAAAGACGCCCCGGCTACCTGGGAGAGTATAAAAAGCACTATCTCCACCAAGGCCAACAACGCCCGGGATGCGCTAACAAAGACATGGGCTGAAGTATCTAAACGTACTACTGAGACCTGGGCCAGCATAAAAACCAGTACCGGCACCGTTTGGGAGAGCATTAAAACCTCCCTTGCACAGACCTGGAGCGGGATACAAACCAGCACCGGGAACGCCCTCACAACCATGAGAAACACCATCACAACCGCCTGGAACAATCTCAGGAGCACGACACAGACCGCTTGGAATAATATCAAGAGCGCGATAACAAGCCCGGTTGAATCAGCGAAAAGAACATTGTCTGGTTATATCAATGACATAAAGAACGCTTTCGCTAACATGAGGATCACTATCCCGAAACCGAAACTACCGCACATATCAGTATCTACGAAAACAAAAACAGTCGGCGGTGTAAATATCCCCTATCCTGATTTTGATATCAACTGGTACGCCCAGGGCGGCATATTTAACGGGCCATCAATGATTGGCGTAGGGGAGGCTGGGGCCGAGGCTGTACTTCCTTTAGAGCGTAATACCGGATGGATGGATACCCTGGCCGCCAAGATAGCAGCATCAATCCCAGGTGGACCAGCAGGCGGGGACATATACGTCTATGTGGGGAATGAACAAGTGGACGCCTATGTCTATCGCAGCCAGGACCGGCGAAACACTAAAAGTAACGGGAGGTAAGACGATATGGCAATAATTAGAATCGGAAGTGCTGACATGCCTGCACCCACGAAATATAGCGTCACCCTCCAAGATATAGACAGCGCCAATACTGCCCGTACCGAGACCGGGGAGCTTGTAAGAGATAGGATTCGGGCCGGGGTCTATAAAATCGGTGTTACCTGGCTAGTAGAACATACACAGCTAAAGACAATTACTGACGCGATATCATCCGATAAATTCCAGGTAACTTTCTTCGACCCGACGACCGATACAAACAAAACTTGTAATATGTACTGCGGGGACCGGTCTGGAGAGTTGAAGCACTATAAGGCAACGGACCCTAACAAAAGCCTGTGGGAAATTACAACGTCGCTCATTGAATATTAGGAGGCAAGGCAGATGTATCCAGTAAGTGCAGCCTATAAAACGGCAATACAGCAGAACGTGCGGGATGTAAGGATAACCGGCACGATAACTTTAAAAGATAATAGTGTCATAAACATCACCGATGATGACATCGTCCAAGGTAGCCTGTATGTAACGGAGCAATGCGTGGCAGGAGAAGACATAGAGGTAGGCAACGTATATGCCTCTGAGATGGGGCTGTCTCTTAGCACGCCGTTAGAGAATCCCTACAGCCTAGACGGTGCCCGGATACTATTGCATTTCGGAATCGATGTAGGCGGGGGAGGTTGGGAGACGGTCCCCCTGGGCTATTTTTATGTCACAGAGATACAGCGAAAGGCCCGAAACGTTAATCTGACAGCCTTAGATGGTATGTTGCTCTTTGATATCCCAGTTGGAGATCCTGGCTCAAGCAGCCCGCGCAACTTAGTGGTGTATGCTTGTGCTCAGGCTGGAGTGACATTAGGCACCAGCGTGTTTGAAATT